GTCCCGGCGGTCCTGGAACTGCAAATAGCATAAATGATTCACCTATTACTTTTGCTGGTGGTGGCGGAGGAGGATCAAATACTCCTGGTCAAACTGGCGGCGGATCTGGCGGTGGCGGAATTGGCGGAGCTGCTAATCAACAAGGTCAAGATGGCGCTGATGAAGTAGGCGGTGGCGGCGGAGGCGGCCCCGGAGGAGGACCTCTAAGAGCAGGAAGAGATGGTGGAACTGGTGTAGTTTATTTAAGAGATCCTACAGGAGCAATTTCATCAGTTACTCCAGGTACAAATCAAATCAGTACTTTACCTGATGGAAGTAAAGTTGCTAAATTTACAGTAACAGGCACAATTAATTTCTAATATGAAAAGAATAGGTAAAATTATATCTGAACAAGATCCTTTTAATGTAGGAGTAACTTTACAAGTAGTTTCTAAAATTATTGTAATTGATGATAATGATGATATTAACAATTTAACTTATCTAGAAGGACAATGGAAAGAATTACCATCTGGTATAGGAAAAGGTAGTGTTTGGAATGGAACTGAATTTATAAGTGCTCAACCTTATGCTTCATGGACTTTTGATAATACAAATAAAATTTGGAATCCACCAACTGCTCAACCAGATAATCCTGTTACAACAGAAACAATAACAGTAGATGGAGTAGAAGAAACTTATCAAAAAAACACATATAAAATGTTTTGGGTTGAATCAAATTTAAGATGGGAAGCTATAAAAATTTCTGATAATCAAAATTATTATTGGGATTCAGAAAATTCTACTTGGAATTTAATATAATAAAAATTATTTAGATTCAATATTAAAACTTAAACCGTATCTTGGTTTATCAATAATGTTTCTGTTATTTTTGTGAAGTAAAAAACTTGAAAACACAGCAAAGTTTCCTGGTTTACTTTCTAATGTTTCATTTATTTGTGGAAATTCTAAAATTTGATTATGGTTTGATAATTGAATTGCTCCAGAAATAAATGAAGGTAAATGAGAATGTTTCCTTGTATATTCTGAAAATGATTCTTTAAATCCCCACGCTTCTCTTAGATTCCAACTATTAATTTCTTCTGAAGGAAGGTTATCTATAATATCAAAAATAGGCAACATTATTTTTATAAATTTTTTATCATCAATAAAAAAATTCCATGATGTCATTTGTCCTATCACATTAGTTTTATAGTTTTTATTTGATTCTAAATTAATACCTTCTTCAATTTTTTTAATAAAATATTTTGTATCAATAGGTAAATTACCTTTAATAAAATAATACTCTCTAAGTATTTTTGATTTAATTATTTTTTCTATTTTCATGCTTTATCTTTATTAAAAAAAACAAGTAATTTATATATTGATTCAAATGTAAAATCATGTTGAGCTGTATGATTTCTTCTACCTCTAAATATTATCATTCTATTTGGAAAAGCTCCTATTGAAATATCTGGATATTTATCAAAATGATATTCAAAAAAAACTGTTCCTCCGGAACTTGTTTGATTAAAACAAAGAATAGCTCCAAAATCAGTAGGATCAGAATGCACTAAACCATAAGTAGTGTTAAATTTTGATTTAGCAATTTCATTCATATCGGTACGTCTTACTTTTATACTAACATCTTTTATTTTACAATTTAATAAATGTTCAATTTTGTTTACAATAATCTTTTTATATTTAAGCCAATTACATTCATGGCATGGATATCCTTGAAATCTATTACCATAATAATATGACGCCGGTTGGTAACCAGGAAAAAGTTTTAATTTTAAAATTTCTTTAGATATTTTTTTATATAAATCTTCTTCAAAAAAATTTCTTTCTATGTGTATAGAACCATTTAATATTTGTTCGTAAGGTTTCATATTATAAATTTAAAAAATTAAAGTAACCTGTAATAATATATCTATGTTTTTTATTAGGACATTTTTGTCCTCTATGAGTATGTGTAAAATATGATGGAAATATAGCTACTTTTCCTTGTTCTGATTTAATTACTTTACCATTAAAAAATTCAGTTCCACAATCGTGATCGCTTAAATAAATTTGTACGTTTAAAAGTCTTGTAGCGTGTTCCCAGCTATGTTCAGCATGGAATTTTTCAAAAGATTTATTAGGTTTAAAATGTTTAAATCTCATATTAGTTAAAGCCCATTTATTTTTTGTTAAATTTATTTCAGGATATTTTTTTTTATATTTTTCTATTATTGGTAATAGTAATTTTGTAATTTCTACAAAAGTTTGAGTTTTTTCTAAATCAAAAAAAACGTAACCAAGATAATCATACTCTCCTGGTTTTGTCTTTTTTTTACATTCCTTAATTAAATAATTACATTCTTTTTTAGTTAATACATTTTTTTGTTCTAAAATAAAATTTTTAGACATAGCTGTACCACCCTGTTGCAATATATTTTATCTCTTTTTCGGCAGGAATACCTCTATGTGTAAATGTCCAATCTGCAGGCCAAATAAAAGTTAAGCCTTTTTTAGGTTTAACTTTTAATTTTTGATGATACCATTCAGTTTCACCTTTATATTTAATATCATTTAAAAAAGTCATAAAAACTAAATGTCTATTTAATTTGGATTTAGATCCATTTCTTTCAGTGTGCCAAACTTTATATCCACCTTTTTTTGGATATTTTTGAATATTAAAACTTTCCATTATTGCCCATCTTTCTTGATTAGCTGTAGACCAGTTATATTTACTTATATATAAATTACATACTTTTTCAAGTTCATTCAAATATTCCATAGGTTGTTTATCTTTTGTTGTAGAATCAATAGGTAAATCAATTGAATCTTTTATAGATTTGTTAATTTTTGTTTTTCCATTTAAAACTATAGTTCCTATTTTCTTTACTCCAGATTTATTTTTTTTTGTTTTTTTAAAATATTTTATCATTTCATCACAAACTTTTTTATCTATATACCAACCAGCAATAAAATCAATTTTATTATTTAATTTAAAAGGTTTCATATTTGATATAATTTATATGCTGGCATTCCTAAAGAAGGTCTATTATCATATTTATTTTTACTTCCTTTTTTATTATAATGTAAAAAAACTTGTATACATTCAGTACCTTTAAAGGGTTCTCTCCAGTGTTCTAATTCACAACCTTTATAAATTAACATATCTCCTTGTTTTAAATCTACTTTTATTCCTTTTTGTTTTTCTTTACCAGAAGGCTCTAAATAAATTGGCCAAGGGTCTCCTCCTAAATTAAGCGTAGCTGATATATCACAAGAAACTCTATCTTTATGTCGTTTAAGATCGTCATCAATTTTATAAATTCTAGCATATGAATATGTTTCTATTAATTTAATGCCTGTAATTTTTTCCATAATAGGTTTTATTTTTTGTAATAATATCTCATTAGCTATATCTCCATAAATAGAAAAAGTATTAGGTACTTGTTTGTCTGTAAAACTACCTAAGAATTCAAAATTAGGTGGAATAAAATTTTTTTGTAACATTAAAGATGTTGTTTTTTTTCTAAGTTTTAAATAATCTTTAACAAAATCAATTGTATCAAGATTCATTACTTTTCTTTTTATAAAATATTTATTTTTTTTAAAATTATTCATAATCTGTAATTAATGTAAATCTTGGTTTTTTTAATTTATATTTAGGAAAAACAGCATCATGTAATAATTCACCTTTAAAAATTAATATAGAATTTTCATATCCAGGTACAATTATTTCCATATTATTATTTTTAATATGTGTTCCTAATTCATAATTATCATTGGCTACATAATAAATCGAAGTTAAAGTATTTTTTTCATGTCTATGAAAAAATTGTTTTTCTTTTTTTAATATTTTTAAACACCAAGAATATTTAATTTTATTTTTTTTATATTTTTTTGTTATATTAAGTAATTTATTATAATAATTTTTCCAATGTTTAGTGTTATATATTAAATGTAATTTATTAATTGTTTGTTTTCCTGAAATATTTCTTAAAGAATAAAGATTTTGTTTAATAGCTTTTTTTAAATCTTTTTTAATATTTAAATAATCATTTTTATTTAAAAAATTTTTAATATGTATAAAGTCTAAATTTTCTGACATAACTTACCAATATAAATTTCCTCTTGTCCACATTACTAATGAATATCTAGTTCCTTTTATTAAAGGTGTAACTCTATGATATAAAAAAGATGGAAACACTATTATAGTTCCTTTTTTTCTTAACTCGGGAGCAGGAGTAATAATAGTTGGATCATCATTATTTCTAAATTGAAATTCAAAATCTCCGCCTTTAAATTCTTTAGGATCAGAAAGACAAGCAACTAAAGATAACTTTCTTATTTTTCCATATTTACAAATATCTTGTATTGATGAATCACAATGAAAATTATAATGTTGTTTTTTTTTATATATAGTAAATTGTATCTTTTCAGAATAATCTATTTGATATTTCCAACCTGAATTCATATTTGCTTTAACTACAAAATCATTTAAAATATCCATTAACCATTTTTCGTCTAAAAAAGCAACTTCAGAATTTCTTATTTTTTTTAAATTAATTTTTTGAGTTTTATTCAAATTTTTAAATTTATCATTATCATATCCATGAGTTCTTGCTAAAACAGTTTTTTTGCTCAAACCTAATTCAATTATTTTATCACATGTGTCTGGACTAAGAGCATTATTAAAAATCCAATAATAATCTTGCGTATTTGTAAACATTTCTTTCTAAAATTTAAGTAGTAAGTTTCTGTAGTTTATACTTTAATTCTGCTATTTTATTTATAAATTCATCATTGATTTTACCGAGAGCTTGTATTTGAGTTTCTAAATTTAAAATGTGTTTTTTATAATCTTCATTTAATTTAACTTCAGATTGTTTAACCATTTTTTCCATTTCGATTTTTTCTTGTAAATCTTTTATAATGGCATTTTTTATTTCAATTTCGTTCATTAATTTACTATTAGTATAATTATTATGATTAATAAACAACAATTTGAAGACCATCTAACTAACATAAAATATGCATCAAAATATCAACAAAGAAAAGAGCTGTGGGACTTAGAAGGTATTTTAATTAACAAAACTAATCGTATATATAAATTTGATTTAAGACCTATTAAGAATAATATTAAAAAAGGATCTTTTAAAACAAAAGCTGATAAAATGGTTTTTAGTTTTAAAGATAAATGGATTATTGTTGATATTGAAGAATTACATGAATATTTGCAAAAAAGTCATATTGTTAAAATTAAATTAGACGATATTATTTCAAATTTATATTGGAATATAGAACTTAAAAAATAGCACTATATTTTTGTAAATTTTGTTATATAATTTATAAATTATGCCATTAACTCAACTTAATTTTTTACCTGGATTAGACACAGAAAACACAGAAACTGGAGCAGAAGGTAGATGGACTGACTGTGATAAAATCAGATTTAGAAAAGGTCTACCACAAAAAATAGGTGGTTGGGCAAAATATAGTACAGATTTTTATATTGGAAGACCAGCATCATTAACTTCGTGGATATCATTAGATGGTACTCGTTATCAATCATTTGCTGGTGATAGAAAAGCATACGTTTATAGAAGTGGAACTACTGCTGATGTTACACCTATAAGACAATCAAATACTTTATCGAATGTTTTTTCAACTGTTAATTTAAGCTCTAATGTTGTTATTACTCATACATCTCATGGAGCAGCATTAGGTTCTTTTATAACTATATCTAATGTTTCTGCAAATGTAGGAGGTATTACTACATCTGAATTAGAAAACGAATTTGAAATTGTAGAAGTTAACAATAATGATGCATATACAATTTCAACCCCGGGTACAGCAAATGCAACTGTAAATGATTCATCTAATGCTGACATATCATATCAATTAAATGTTGGCCCAACTATTCAAACTTTTGGATATGGTTGGTCAGCTGGAGCGTGGAACGATAGTGTATGGGGTGAACCAAGAACTACTTCAGAAGTAAATCTTGATATGAGACAATGGTCATTAAATAATTGGGGAGAAGATTTAATTTTAACAGTAAGAGATGGATCTACTTTTGAATGGGATGAATCTGTTGGTATGTCAAATAATAGATGTACATTAATTGCTAATGCTCCTACTGCTTCAAGTTTATCTGTGGTATCAACTGATACAAGACATTTAATTTGTATGGGCACCGAAACAACTATTGGAGATACTACTACTCAAGATAAAATGTTTATAAGATGGTCAGATCAAGAAAATTATGATTTTTGGACTCCTAATGCTACTAATTCAGCTGGATCACAAAGAATTGCAGGTGGTAGCGAAATAAGAACAGCAAAACCTGCTAAAGGTACAATTCTTGTATGGACAGATACTACATTACATTCGATGTCTTTTATTGGTCCACCTTTTATTTTTGGTTTTAGACAATTAGGTAATGACTGTGGCGCAGTTGGTTTAAATAGTGCAATCGTTGTAGATGATATTGCTTATTGGATGTCTGACGGACAATTTTTTAGATTTGCTGGTGCTGTTCAAGAAATACCTTGCCCTGTATTAAATCATGTATTTGATGATATAAACAAAACTCAATATGCACAAGTGTATGCTGGTCAAACATCAGAATTTTCAGAAGTAATTTGGTATTATTGTTCAGCTTCATCTGATTTTATTGATAAATATGTTATATATAATTATTTAGAAAATAGTTGGTATTTTGGAAATTTATCTAGAAGTACATATTTAGATGATGGAGTTGAATTAAATCCTCTTGCTACTGAATATTTTCCAAATTCGACAGCAAATTCTTATACTACAATATATGGATTAACACCTGGTAGAAGTTTAATATATCGTCATGAGGACGGAGTTGATGCTGATGGATCTGCAATTACTTCTTTTATAGAATCAGGAGATGGAGATATTGCAGATGGAGAAGAATTTAGTTTTATAAATAAAGTAATACCTGATTTTAAAAATCAAGTTGGTAATGCAAAAATTACTTTACAAACAAGAGATTATCCAAATAGCTCTCGTGTGAGTGGAGAAGAAATAACAGTATCAAATACAACACCTTTTTATAATACAAGAACAAGAGGAAGACAATCTTCTATAAAAATAGAGAGCTCAGAATTAGGTAGTAATTGGCGATTTGGTACATTAAGAATCCAAATAAGACCTGATGGAAAAAGATAAATATAAAATTAGACAAGCACGTATTGATGATGCTGTTAGAGTAAGAGAATTGCTCAAAACATGGCTTCCAGAATCACCATATAACTTTGGAAACGTAAATAACAAGAAATTACTTGATCATATTATATTTTACATTAAGAATAGTTTTGTTATAGTAGTAGAATATGAAAATGTTATTGTAGGAACTATGGCTGCCGCTGTAGATGAAACGTGGTATAGTGATAAAAGATTTCTTAGAAGTCTATGGCTACATGTAAACCCTAAATATCGTAACTTTCATATCTTTAGAGCTATGATGATAGTCTTTAAAGAATACGCACAAAGTAAAAAATTAACTGCTTTATGCGAAATAACACAAGGTAAAGACGTTGAAAGAAAACATAACGCCTTTATTAAATTAGGTTATAAAAATATTGGAGGAACATATATAATCAATGGGTAGTCTTTTTAAACCGTCAACAACAGTAGTACAAGCGCCAAGTCAACAAACAGTTACTTCGCAAATACCAGAATATTTTAAAGAAATTCAAGAACGTACTTTAAGAACAGCGGAAGATGTTTTTACTCAACCTTATGTAGGTTATCAAGGTCAACGTGTAGCTCAATTAAGTCCTCAAGAGCAACAAGTTTCTAATGTTTTTAGTAATCAAATTTTACCTCAAGCTGGTCAATTAGCACAAATAGGTGCTCAAACTTTTGATACTGCAACTATGCAACAATATATGAATCCATATACTAATGCAGTTATTCAATCTACTTTATCTGATTTAGGAGAAGCTTTTGGTCAACAAGAAAGATCAATGGCTGCAAGAGCAATCGGTGCGGGTGCATTTGGTGGATCTAGAGAAGGAGTAGAAAGAGTTTTAGGAAGAGAAAGATATTTAGATCAAGTTGCTGATACATCAGCTAGATTAAGACAAGCAGGTTTTGAATCTGGAGCACAAAGATTTGCTGCAGATAGAGCAGCACAATTACAAGCTGCACAAGCACAATTATCAGGTCTTGCTGGTGCTGCAGCTGGTTTAGGTCAAGCTGGAAGTTTAGCAAGAGGAATAGAACAAGCTGGTCTAACAGAAGCATATAGAGATTTTATTGAAGAGAGAGAATATCCTGCTGGTCAAGTAAGACAAATGGTTGGTGCTTTAGCAGGTGCACCTATTAGAACATATGGAGAAGAAAGATCAGCACTAGTAGGAACACCAGTAGGTGCTCCAAGTCCATTTGCACAAATAGTTGGTGCAGGTCAAGCTTTTGCATCAATGTCAGACATTAGAGCTAAAGAGAATATTCAATTAGTTGGTCAATCTCCTAGTGGAATAAATATTTATAACTTTAAATATAAAGGCAACGATACAACTTATCAAGGTGTAATGGCACATCAAGTACCACATGCTTCTATAGTCAATGATGATGGTTATTTAATGGTAGATTACTCTAAGATAGATGTTGAATTTAAAAAGGTTAATTAAATGGCAGAAGATACAGAAAAAGTTGAAGTTAAAGTAACTGGTAAAGCTTTTGATTCTGAATTAGCTAAAAAACTTCTTAATGAAAGAACCGCAGAGGCAAAAGGTGATATAGATCAGTATGAAGATATTGAAGATTTAGAAGCAGGTAAAAAGAAAGATAGTGGATTTAAAACTTTTGTTAAAGGTGTAGGAGAAGCTTTTACAAATATTGCTGAAGGCGCTGAAAAGAAATTAGAAACAGTTTATGATGACCGTGAAAAGAGAGCTATGTTTCTTTCTGGTCTTAATACTTTAATTGATGCTTCTTCATATACGCCTATTACTAAAGCTAAGTCACCAATTGGTACTATAGCCGGGGGTCAGAAGAAAGGATTTTTAGAATCAGAAGCAATACAAACTAAACGAGATACTATTCAAGCAAAAAAACTTTCAGAAGAAGCTAAATTAGAAGCAGCAAAAAATAAACAATTACTTGAGATGGTTAAAATAGGTATAGAAAAAGATAAAGCAAAAACTGCTCAAGTGAGCGGTATGTATGATAGATTAGCTAAAAAATATGAAGGTACAGATAAAGCATCACAAAACGTATCTTATTTTGATCAACTTAAAAAATTAACTGCTAAACAAATTATTGATTCTGGACAAATTCCTGTTGGTTTAATTTATTCTAGATTTCCAAGAGGTTTACAAGCTTTTGCAGATGTTCTTCCAGAGGAAATGAAACCTGATAATGCTTTCTTTAATAAAATTCAAGATGAAGCAACTTATTTACAACAAGTAAGTAAATTAATTGATTCTATGGTGTTAGGAGATATTGGACAATTAGTACCGGTATCTGATAAAGATGTTGAAATTAAAAGAAATACATTTCCAACAGAAAAAGATTCACCACTAGCATTTGTTTATTCTTTAAGAACACAAGATGCTATTAATAAAATTAATTCTTATAAAAATGAATATTTAAATTCTTTTCAACTTAACAAGGGTTTAGAACAAGGCCAATCATTTGAAAATCAATTTAATACAAAAGGTGCTGATTTTATTAGAGCAGATTTAGTAAATAAATATAATAAAGATGAATTATATCAAGAAGCTGCTAAACTTGGTTTTCAACAAGATTATGATAAATACTCAACAGGTAAAGGTGATTTTTCACCTTTAGCTTTAGCAGAAGCTGCAGCATCCATAGACTTAGGTGGATATGATAGATATTCTAAAATTACTTCTGCTGATTTCAGTGGAGGTGATAATACAGTACCATCACCAGTAGTTTCTGAAGGTAAAAAAACTAATGAAGATCAAATTAATGATGCACTTAAAGATTTAGGAGACGCACCAAATATACCACAATAATATGTATGAATTATGTCAAGAGAAGAATTAATTGTTACAGCGCAAAACGAAGCGAAAGATATAGAAGCAACTAAAGGTGCTACACAAGAAGAAACAACAATTTTAAATTTTTTAGACTGGTTTAAAACAAAAGATAATGGTTCGTATGCAACATACGATGATGCTGTTAAATTAATTGAATCTAATAAAAATCCAGAAACTTGGTTAGAAATTAAAAACGAATTAGCCAATAGAGCACAAAATGATTTAGATTCAAAATATGCTACAGGTGTAGATATAGATTTAGCTAAGAATACTATTTTTGATGTAAGAAAAAAAGTTGCACAAGACGATGTTGATCTGGCTAAAACTTTAAATAGAAGCTCTATTATAGAAAATTACTCTAATATAAATAAATATTTAGATACTGATGATATATTTAAAATAGAAGGTATTAATCCAGACGAAGGTGCACCATCTGCTGCACGTATATCTATGTCATTTTCTGGACTAAGTGGAGATAATGAAAAAGCAATTAAAAATGCAATTCTTTATTCATTGCCCGAGGATCAACAAAGTAAATATTATAGTTTAAATTATAAAGGACCAGATGTTCACGTACAATTAAAAGAGTTTGCAGATGGTAAAAAAAGAGCTATCTTTAAAGTACCAAATGAATTAGGCGGAGATAACAAATACAGATTATTTAATGAGCCAGGTGAATGGAAAAAAGATGTTCAAGGTTATACTGCTGATATACCAATAATTTTAGCTGATATGGTTGCTGGTTATATTACAGCTCCAGGTGGACCTAATGCAGTTGCATCATCTGCTGCTGTTACAAATTTTGCTGGTGAACTTTTTAAATTAATGATTGGTCAAGATTATTATAATCAAAATCAAGATATGGATTTTGGAGATATGGTACAACAATCTTTAGTTATGGGAGGAATTGCTGGAGGAGCAACTAAACTAATGTTCCCTATTGCTAATCAAGTTAAAAGAGTTTATCTAAATATGAAATCTACTTTAGGTTTAGGTGAAGGTGCTTTATCAAGAAAAGTAATAAAAGATTTTGTTAATTCATACAAAGAAGGTGCAGGTAAAAACATTGATAATGATCAGTTATTAAAAGAAATGAAAGATCAGCTAATGTTACCAAAAGATCAAGGTGGCTTAGGTTTAAACGAATTAGATGCTAATAAATTTATAAAACAAAATTTAGGTAGTACTAATCC